TACTAAAATGGCTAATACCACATTCACAGGTCCAGTTACCTCTACTAACGGCTTTGTAGGTGACATCATTGTTCCAACATATACAGTTGCAAACGCTCCATCAGCTTCTGATGCAGGCGCAGGTACGCTTGTGTACGTTTCAAACGGCGCAGCAGGCGCGGCTATCTTGGCTTTCTCTAATGGCACAGACTGGAAGCGTTCTGACACAGGTGCTACAATTTCAGCAGCATAAGGAGCTAGGTTATGAGTAGGTTCAAACCAGCTTCTGAAGAAGAAATTGCACGGCGCGGCTCTGAGACTGTCAAGGTTCGCGCTCGAAACTCAGACGGTACGTTAAAAGCTGACGATCCTTCTACGCCTGATGTAAATGAGGCATGGACAGAAGCGCCAGCTAAAAAGAAACGTGGCCGTCCTGCAAAAAACAAGGACTAGCAAATGGCTGATATTTCCTCAGTAAAAACGCTAAGTGATAGCACCAGAGAAGCAGTGTTCGCATTCCAGTATCAGTACGTTGATACTGGCAATGAAAGTGCTGTCCTAAAAATTGATGTTTCCACACTAGCCCCCAACGCGAATGGAGATCCATGCATCGCAGTTCGTATTATTGAGGGCTGGTGGGTCATTAAAAGTATGACCGTTGAAGTGTTGGCAGATGCTGACACTGACATCATTATGATGCACATTGGCGAAGACGATATTGGATACCATGACTTTAGCAAATTTGGTGGTCTTCCATCGACTTTGTCATATGGAACAAACCCAACTGGTGATGTGAAGTTTACAACTACTGGCGCGGGTGCTGTGGGCGATTCATATCAACTGGTTCTAAGGGTCATCAAAGAATACTAGGAGTTTTCAATGGCGACTTCAGGAACAGTAGCGTTTCAACCAAATGTTGAGGAAATCATAACTGAAGCGTTTGAACGCTGCGGGTTAGATCCTCAAATTCAAACGGGTGACAGGGCTGTGTCTGCACGGCGCAGCCTCAACCTACTCTTCTCTGAGTGGGCAAACAGAGGTATTAACTACTGGGCAGTAGAGCAACAGACTTTGACGCTTGTAAACGGCACAGCGTCTTATGCTTTGCCCGTAGGTACTATAGATCTTATCGACGCAGTTGTGCGAGATAGTTCTGGAACCGATACGTCTGATCAGATCATTAACCGTGTATCAATTGCTGATTACAATCAGCTACCAAACAAAAGTTCCCCCGGTAAGCCAAGCCAATATATGCTCGACAAGCAATATACACCTGTCGCATATTTTTGGCAGGTTCCTGATCGGGATACATACAGCATGGTTTACTGGGCAATAAGACAGCTTGAAGATGTGACAGCATCAAATCAAGACGCAGACATTCCATATCGTTGGAACGAATGCATCTGCGCTGGTCTGGCAAGTAAAATATCTTTGAAATATGCAAACGAAAAGTTTTCGATCTTAAACGAAATGTATGAACGTGCCTTCGCGTTTGCGGCGGCATCTGACAATGATGGTGTAAGTTTGAGGATTCAGCCAACTGCGCTGAACTTATCTTAATGGCTAAATACGCAAGCGGAAAAAAATCCCAAGCGATAAGCGACAGAAGTGGTCTAAAGGTTCCATACACTGACCTGAAGACCACTTGGGATGGCTTGCGTGTTTCACCAGAAGACTGGGAGCCAAAACAACCGCAGCTCACGCCTGCAAAGAATGTTGTCGATGCGACAGCTCTATTTAATCCACGTCCAGATACAGACCCCGAAAATGCGACTGTATTTCTGGGATACAACTTTGACATCTTCACACCTATCCAAGAGCGCCCACCAATAGGCGTACACGGGCTTGGAGTGGCCGCACATGGGTCTGTGGTGGAAATGGAAGCATCTGTCACTGGCGTGGCTGGTACGGGCGCTACAGGCACGGTCTTTCCAAACCCTGCAATTAATCCAGCGGCTGGCACAGGTGCGCTGGGCGATTATGAAGTTATTATATCGACTGACGTTAACGTCACCAGTGTCATTGGCACAGGCGCACTTGGTGACCTGATCTTTGCCACTGTTGTTGATGGCATCGCAGGAACTGGTGCTATCGGCACTGAAGCTCTAGAATCAGAAGAAGTCACCACAGGAGTGGCTGGTACAGGCGCAATTGGAGCTTATGTTCCAGAGTCAGACATTGCAGTAACAGGTCTAGCTGGAACAGGCGCGATAGGTACAGAAACAGCAGTATCTGAAATAACAGTTGCTGGTGTGTCTGGCGCAGGAACGATCCATATTATCGGAACTGGCGCAGGTAGTGACTTTAATGTTATTGCTGGTCCAATTACTGGACTTGGCGGAGTCGCCGTTACAGGTGAAGAAGTTGCGGTATCAGAAATAGCTGAAACAGGAATACCAAGCACGGGTGCAATCGGCACTGTAGATCCAGCAGGCGGCTGGGGCAACGATACTTGGGGTTCAAACGCTTGGGGTGCTGGCATATGAATTATACACAATTAGTGGCAAACATCGAAAACTTCCTAGAAGACAACAGCGCAGAGCTGACAACTTCTATCGATCAAATCATAGCGCAGGCTGAAGAGATGATCTTTCAGAGGTTGCCTAACCTGCCTTGCTTCAGGAACAATACTTCAGCAGCTTTGGTTCAAGGCACATCAGAATACGTTGTACCTTCAGCAAGAATGATCCGACAGGTATCTGTCGTGACATCAAACTCAACTGCCTATCTCAATCACAGGGTAGATTCGTATCTGCGAGACTACTGGTCAAACGCTACAACTGAAGGCATTCCAGAAATGTATGCCACAAAGACAGCGGCCATAGGCGGCACAACTATCATGGTTGCACCTACTCCAGATGCCACAGCATCAACATATGAAGTAGATTTTATCGCCCCAGAAACAGGATTGAGTTCAGGTAACACAAATACTTGGATTGGAGATAACGCAGAAAATGTGTTATTAGCAGCGTGTCTATACGAAGCATCAGCCTTTTTAAAGGCAGCAGAAACATTGGCGCTTTACAAGACACAATTTGACGAAGCAGTGCAATTATTTGTACAAGAGATGCAGCGAGACTACGCAGCAGAATATAACGGAGGCTTATAATGGCTATTACTCAAGCAATGTGTACAAGTTTTAAAGAAGACTTGTTCCAAAAAGAACAGGATATGGATACAGATTCCATTAAAATTGCCCTGTTTACTTCATCTGCGTCACTTGATGCGGCAACAACCACTTACACTGGCGCAGCCAACGAAGTTGCAAGTGGCGGTGGATACACCACTGGCGGCGAAGTCCTCACTAATCCAGTGATCGGCACAAGCGGCACAACAGCATATGTTGACTTTGATAACCCAGAGTGGACATCAGCATCATTCACAACGGCTGGCGCTCTGATTTACAACGATACATTGGCTGGTAAAAATGCCATTGCGGTGCTAAACTTTGGTGGTGATTTTACAGTTACCGCAGGCACATTCCGTATCGTGTTCCCAGCACCGGGCGCGGCTGGTTTGATCCGTATCGATTAATTAAAGGATAGTATAACATGGCTAGTACCTATGAAAATGACCTTCGCCTCGAAGAAATGGCCACAGGGGAGAACTCTGGCTCATGGGGTACGAAGACCAATACAAACCTCGAACTGGTTGCTGATGCCTTTAGTTATGGCACAGAAACCATTGCGGATGCAGATACCGCAATTACCATCGCAGATGGCGCGGCTGACGCTGCGCGTTCTCTCGCTCTTAAAATAAACTCTAGTGAAGATCTCACAACAACTAGAGTTGTAACTTTAGGTCCAAACACCACCAGCAAAGTTTGGATTATTGAAAATAATACAAGTGGTGGCCAGACACTTACGATCAGCGCAGGCTCTGGGTCTAATGTAACACTTCCAAACGGCGTTACTAAAATTATTGCCACAGATGGTATTGGTGCAGCAGCTAATGTTACTGAACTTTACACAAATCTGCACAATATTACTATTGATGGTATTCTAAGCCTTGCGGATGGAACAAATTCAGCTCCATCTTTGACAAACACTGGTGATACAAACACTGGCCTGTATTTCCCTGCGGCTGACGAAGTTGGTTTGACAGTAGGCGGCACACAGCGGCTTAATATAAATTCCACAGGATCAACCCTGACTGGAATTGCAATTAGTAATGGGCTGACTTTAAATACGTTAGCTTTACCTAGTGCTGGCACTGCTACGCTATTTAATCGCAATACAGATAACAACTTATACATACAGACAAGCAGCGGTAATACCGTCTATCTTTTAGATGGTAGTCAAAACACGATGTATGCTGCTGCACCTACCTCGCATAGTTTTGCGATTAGTAATGTAGGGGTAAATACCATAACAGCAACGGAATCTGTGTTTAACGAAACAGGTTTAGACCGTGACTTCCGCGTCGAGAGTGACGGCAACGACCATATGTTGTTTGTGGATGCGCAGAATGATCATGTAAACATCGGAACAGCTACTGACCTAGGAGGTGTTTTAAACGTAGATGGTAATCTATCTCTGTCTGGTAATGGAACAGGAAATAGGTATTTAGCTCTTTTGGCAGAAACTGACACCTATGCAGGATCGTTAACTATTCAAGCAGGGGGCGGTTCTGCGGGTTATGGTGGCTCTATAAAAATGTATGGTCACTCTCACGCTTCTAAGGCTGGAGATGTTGTTCTAGGTATATCTTCTGGCTCTGGGGGCCAGTTCCGCGTTCATAGTGGTGGCACCGACACGGGTACAGACCGATTAACGATTGGAGAAAACGGTGATTTCGTAACCTTCCCTCAAGCAAATAACGCGGCGGTATTCAACCAAGCGGGCGTAGACAGTGACTTCCGCGTCGAGAGCGACAGCAACGCTAATATGCTGTTTGTGGATGCGGGTAATAACACCGTATCTCTAGGTACTTCGTCCAATCCGACTACGGGTGCGTTTGCGGCCCCCAACTTGTACATTAAAGGAAAAGCTACAGGCACTTTCAGCTTCATCCAACTAGAACCCTCAAGCGATCAGAGTGTTTTAGGAATTGGC